ACAACTGACCCGAAAGAGTGACTCCTTCTGCAATTCTCAAATCGTAGTATCGAAAGAAGTTGTTACCACAAGCACCATAGAGAGAGTTGAGCAAGGTTTTGAGAGCAAGTTGTCGAGTCTTGTAATACGAATAATTTCTCTCATGCTTCCTTCGATTCACCGAAGACTTTTGCAATTCGGTTTGTGCGTCCAACATCTTTTTCTTTGAGAGAACACGATCATCATAAATCTGTTTAATCATCTTTGGTAGAACCCCTTCGATGTCCTTTCGATAGTGCGAACCGTTTGCTGCCATTATCATATTGTTGTATTCTCGATGAATCTTTTCTTGATTCAGTAGTTTTGAAACCGATACACCTCCAGTTGACTTTGGACAGATTGTTTCGGGTGACATGTTGTACTGAACCATGATCGAAGGATAGAGAGAATTCAAATCGAAGGAACAAACCCAAGAGTGCCGACCAACCATTGGAGACTTCACATACCCACCCGCAAATTTAGTCTTTGCCTTTGGTTTGAATGGAGGAATTGCAATCTTGTCTTTTGCAAGGTCACGAAAAATGATCGCATCCCAAATAGCAGTTGTTCCAAGAGTATCAGTGTAATTCACTCCACCGAGATATGACATGACCAAAACCAATTCAATCAAACCAAGTTTATCTTCCAATTTTTCGATCAAGTGAACGTCTTTCAAATTGTAATCAATGAACTTCTGATGATCCAGTTCATAAAGGTTCGTCAGATTTCCATACTCAGAGTAGTTCAGTTTCTTCTCTCCGAGGACAACGTGAGCAATGTGGTCCAAACGATACGACTCTTGATTTCCGTAGGATAGGTGAGCAAACTTCTTAAACAGGTCTAAGTAATCAAGTTGAGTCACTCCCAACATCTCATAAAATTTATGTTCCTTCCCTTTGATGAAAACACTAGAGTGATTCAGTTTCCCCCAAGGTGAAAATCTTGAAACCGTCTTTTCATCGAAGAACTTTGAACAACGATTGATGAGATATGGAATGTCAAACAGACGTGAATTCCAACCAGTGATAATGTCAGGAGTGTTCTCTTCATTCGACCAAAATTCGATGAATGATTTCAGCATCGAGGATTCACTCATGAATTGTCGATACGATATTCTCAGGTTTGTTTCGGTCTTCGATTCATCATAAGATTTCAATCCCCAAACATGGAAAGTATCGTCTTTGTTGTTCTTGTAAGCAATAGAGATAATTTCTTTATCTGCCAAATCGGGATGGGGAAACCCATCGTCAGAAGCAACCTCAATATCGAAGTATCCGATGTTAATGATGTTTTTATCGAACGGAATTTCTCTGGGAAATTTGTTCTGAATAAACGATGTCACCCACCTTGTGTTTCCGTGAATCTTGAATGAATTAATGTCTTCATACTGAGTCACAAAATCTGATGCTTCCTTCATCGACTCAAATCGAATTGGTTCAAGAGGTTCTCCATAGAGAGACTTCCAAGGTGCATTCGTCTTTTTCGAAGGCAGGAACAGAGTTGGTCGAAATTTAACTCTTTCCTTCACTCGTTTACCTTCGTTGTCATAACCAAGATAGAGAATGGAAGAACCAAACCTTTGCACATTAGTATAAAATTCCATAGACATTATGTTACATCATTTAATCAATTCAGTCAATAAAAAAGGGGCATTTCGCCCCTGTTTTTTATTCGTTGAGAAGTTGAGACTTCGACCCAATTTGAATCTTCTTGGGTTTCTTCTCTTCGGGGATATTCTTCACCAGATTCACAACGAGAACACCGTTTTGAATGTCGGCACTTTCAACTTCGACATATTCTGCCAAAGTGAATTCCCTCTGAAAGTGACGTTTTGCGATACCACGATGGATGTAGCAACCACAATCAGATTGACATTCTTCCTTGTTTCCATTGGCACTCTTGATTGTCAGAGTTCCGTTGTTTAGGGTGATGTCGATGTCATTTTCACTGAATCCTGCAACTGCAAGTTCAATGCGAAAATGCTCATCGTCCACCTTTACTAGATTGTAAGGTGGATATGTGTTTGGACGCCTATCAAAACTTCTTTCAAGTTCATCGAACAAACGATCAAACCCGATGAATGCTGATCGAGGCAGTAGTGTATTATATGTAGTCATTGTTTTGTCTCCTTATTAAGCGAGGTTATTGTTGATTTCAGACAATCCGTTTGGCATTGCCTGTCTGTCGTCATTTGACCGACAAAGTTATGAAATTCAAAGAACGTTTTTATTTATACTCAATCCACTCTCGAAACGACAATAATTTTCGAGAAGATATGATTTCGAAGTAAGTTTTTGCTTCGGGTCCACTGATTCTATCGTATTGAAATTTTACTGTTGATAGAATTGGTCTATAATGAAGAGTTCTTTCTTTGGGTATCAAAAGCAATTGTCCGGTTGTCACCATTTCACCTTTCTTGTAGTTTCCCAATCGAATTGGATTGAGGAAGGTGTCTTCGTTTGGTGATACTGCAAGTGCGTCCATTAATTCGTGAGGGTTGTCAAAATCTTTTTTGAGTTCCTTCATCACATAGGACCTTCGCATTTCACTGCTTTTCCTGTTTAATTGAGTTTTGGGGTCGTCTGAATTTTTGCTGTATCCTAACTTGGTTATGTTTATTCCATGATTAGTTCTAACACTACTACCAATTTTAGGATCAATCTTAATGATTTTGGACATAAATTTTCTAGGATTGTCAGCAGTCTCAGCAGACTTATCAATGTTGTATCCCGATTCCATCAAATAACAATCTTCTTCATTGAAGACATAGGTTGCACCTGCAAGTTCAACAGATTGGAGATATTTGATTGCTTCGTATGGGTCTTTTTCTAGAAGTGCTTTTCGAATCTTTCTCCCATCTTCATTATATTTGGTTCCTTTTTTCTTCTTCTTTTTCTTAATAACGTTTGATTCAGTTTCGTCACCTTCGATTTCATCGTACATAACCGAAAAAGCAGCATTTAAAATGCACAATCCGTACTCATTTAATCCTTCGGTCCATCGACTTCTCTGATCGTCGATGTATAATCTTTGTACGCCATAACGATTTGATTGGCAAACATGAACTTCCGTTTTATAATTTCGGTCTCTGTTTTTTGCACCAACCCATCCATATCCTTCAATGAATTTTGTTGCTACAACGCACATCTAATTCCTTGGTTATTTGTTTCCTATCGAGTATTTTGGTATAAGTTCCCATTCCGATTTTTCACGGTATGGAATGATTTTGATTTGACGAAGGGGAGCCATATCGGTTGCAGGAATTGGATTCACCAATGAAACCAATCCCCAATCGCCCAAGAGATTCGCAATCGTATTACGTCTGTCCCTATCGTTCACGGTAAAATCTGAGTTCTTTCCATCTAGGAGGAAGAGTTCCTTGAAGTGAACAATGAAATATCGACCTTGCTTGTGTAGTATGTGGCAAGACTGATACAGTTTATTTCCATCCTTCTTTGAAGAGATTCCGATTCTTGTTAATGTTTCCTTGACCTTGAGAAAGTCGTCGGGTTCTGCAAGACGAACTTCCAGCATAGATTCTGGAGTCCATCTTACCAATTCGTTGTTATTTTCGTAGTCCACCTTTGAATAATCTTTCTTTTAATTGTTTCATGTCATTCGAAGACATCAAAGAAAGAGCAGACTTTGCTTTCTCATTTGAGAAACCATAGTATTCTTTGAGTATTGATATGTCTTCGTTTTCATTTGATTTGTTCCATTTGGAAAAGCGTTTCCTTTTCCTTATGATATTTATCAAAAATGAAAACTGAAGGCGGTTATCAATGTGGTGAAACCGATTCATTTCATTGGCAAAAAGAACAGTATCGGGAAAATATGACAATCCACGATTTATCAAGAAGGAATTGTATTGCTTTTCGGCAATATCATCAACCATGATGTCCTTCTTGGAATAGTTGATCGAATTAAGATATTCAAATGGATTCATCTTAGTTCCATTGAGTGTTTGCCATGATTTCGGTCAAGCAGGCAACGATATTCAATTCATGGTCACTAACAAATGCCGATTTGTACTGATAATCCGCAAGAATGAGAATGACTTGAGGAACACTAGGTGGTTTAGCATAGTCACTGATCGAATCAAATATCTTTCGAAAGATTCCAGTCGTGTCAATGTCGATGTGATCCGAAACCCACTTTCTCATCTTGGGGAAATCCTTGTCCTTGAGAATCTTCATCAAGTTTTGAATGGATTCATCCTTGATATTGACTAGAATTCCTGAATCAATAACTCCTGAAACCGAATACCTTTGGCATTCGTTTATGACTCTTCTCCAATCTGGAGCAAACCGAATAATCAATTCAGCAAGAACTTTGTCCTCGTATTGAACTCCTTCATTCTTCAAGATGAACTTCAACCTTTCCATGAATTTAGATGCCAAGGGTGCAAGGTTCTTTTTTGTAGTCGAAAATTCAATCACGTTGCATCGTGAGTGAAGAGGTTCGATAATTCGATTCTTGAAATTGCAGGTCAGTATGAATCGACAATTCTTGCTGTATTCTTCAATGAAACCCCGAAGAGCAGGTTGAGTTGATTGAGGGTTCAGATAATCTGCTTCATCAAGAATGACAACCTTGTGTCCACTATCGGTCAAAGAAACCGAGGATGCAAATTGTCGAATCTTATTTCGCAGAGTATCAATTC